ATCGCGGGTAAATGGGAGCTAGCAGGCTGGCCTATTGAGTTAAAGGTTGAGGGTGTTACCGTCGCTAAGAGTGTACCCTGTGTTCTACAATCGGACGCAACTTTTGCAGAAAAGAAGTATATTGTAGATAACGAGTCAGGCGGCAGGATTTACCCAACAGAGATGGACGTGTCTATTACTGTAAGTAATCTGTATGGATCGTTGCTCACCACGTCGGCGATAAAGTAAGGTAATACCATGGCTAAAAATAACACAATAGAGCTGTTTTTATCAAGCAACGCAAGTATGCCTGCTAAACCTGCAATGGAAGGCCTGGTGCAAGTTACGCAGCGTACTCAATACAGACCAGATAAGTTATTTCCAAGAGACGGCACCATGAAGTGGAACATGATATACAACAACATAGACACCCCTCACAAGCTATCTAACTCACGAGTTTTACGGCTTGTAGACCCTGTCTGGCTAGCAACGGAACTAAACGAACTGGAAGACTTCACACTATGATTACAAGCTCACTAGGAGAGACAACAGGTGTTACGATATACAGATCATTATCTGGCTATACGTTTGTGACACTTTCTGTCAAAATGGCTACATACAGTGACTCCCCAACATTCACTCTCACATCTGACGCTGGCGTGTCCGAGTACACGGTGGTAGGTAGTGAAACTTATGGAAGCTCTGATGGGCCCTTTCTACGGGTGAACGGGTTACTTACCAAGCATCTAAAGTGGCTCGACGTAGTACCTATGTCCCTAGATAGCGCAGAGGCTTCGGATATACTAAGTGGTATGGGTATTGAGAACGGCCCGAAGGTTCCACTAACGCTACTAAACTTACAACTTACTTACGGACAGTTAGCAGTATTGCTTTCAAACGTGAGCCCCAAGACTGCTTTAGTTGATTTTAATGAGGAGCGTGTGGTCTACTATAGTGACTTGTACAAAGTGAAGCCCACATTAATCCAAGTGCCATTTAGACGAATATACAGCCGTGCCCCTATCGCGGGGCGTATGGGCTGGGATACGTTAGTGTCTGGGGAGTTTCCAAAGGATGCCCAGACTATAATTCCGTTTGGAAATTATACAAACATCGACGAGACTACGATGGGCAACGTGACCAATAATTGCAATGAGCTATCTAAGCTATTTTCGGACATGCAGGTGTTTACCAGTAACCAAGCTTTAGATTTAGGAAGCACAGTATTAAGCACGCTAACGCACGATAAGAAAGTCATAGTCGCTGTTGAAGAGCAGGATTCCTTCGTGTATTATTGCATTTGAGAGAGAAAACCGCTAGGTCTTTAGCCTAGTGGGTGAATCGAACAAAATAGTTTAACTTTTTCCTGCCAGTGGAATAAAAATAAACTATATTCTATAATAGAATGAAAGAAGTATTGAAGGCATATAAATATCGGATAGAACCGAATGCTGAACAGAAGATTCTGTTGAATAAGCATTTTGGTTCGGTTCGTTATGTGTATAACTATTTCCTCAATGAGAGGAAGAACCAATACAGAGAAACTAAGAAATCAGATAATTACGTAGCGCAAGCTACTAAATTGACCAAGTTGAAGAAAGAAGAAGCAACCATTTGGTTGAAAGAAATAAATTCTCAAACCTTACAGCAGGCACTGAAGAATTTAGAAGCTGCATACCTTAATTTCTTCCGTGGAAATGCAGAGTTTCCTAGTTTCAAATCAAGAAAATCAAAGAATTCATTCCGCGTTCCACAACACATAACCGTTGAGGAAGGTAGAATCCGAGTTCCGAAATTCAAGGATGGGATTAAATTAATCAAACATAGGGAATTCAAAGGCGAGATTCGCCAATGTACATTCTCTAGAGATTGTAGAAATCAGTATTTCGTATCTATCTTGGTAGTAACCACTCATGAACAGTTACCACAAACAGGTAAGTCAGTGGGTATTGACCTTGGTATTAAGGACTTCGCTATAACAAGCGATGGTCTTAAATACAAGAATCATCGGTATACTAAGCGATATGAACGAGAACTGAAAGTAGCTCAACGACATCTATCTCGTAAACAGAAAGGTAGTCATCAATCCGAAAAACAAAGATTGAAGGTTGCTCGTATTCACGGGAAGATATCTAATTCACGTAAAGATACACTTCACAAGATATCTACCAAACTGGTTGCATCATATGATGTGATATGTTTGGAAGATTTGAAAGTGAAGGGAATGGTGAAGAATCACAAACTAGCTAAACACATTTCAGATTGTGGATGGGGTTTGTTTGTTTACATGTTAGAATATAAAGCTAACTGGAACGACAAGCAGATAGTAAGAATCAATAGATTTTTTCCTTCATCTAGGACCTGTAATGGATGTGGTTGGATCAAATCTGGTTTTACTCTAAATGATCGTGAATGGATATGTGAATCATGTGGTTGCGAGCATGATCGAGATGTTAACGCCGCTAAAAACATATTAACAGAAGGCATAAGCCTTCTCTCGTCAGGGACTGGCGAGTACACTGATGGAGACGATGTTAGTCGTAGAAATACGCTGTTGTCTGCGAAGTCAGAAGCCTCTGAGTCTTTAGCTCAGGGGTAGTTCACTTATTGCTTTGTGTACTTCATTTTTCTATTGGCTACTATATGTTATTTTAGTATATTAAGTGAAATAATCTGTCGCATCCATCCCACGATTAAAGATCGGGGGCTTTCTTCTCCGAAATCATTCGTAAGGACATTATGGTAGAACAAAAGACACTAGCTAACTTAAGTGACAATGACTTGTACAAGGCCGCTGCACTAGCAGAAGGCTACGAGTCCGTACCTGTGGACATCGAGACGTTCATACACGACCCTATGTACATGGGCGCTATATACAACAGCGACACAGGTGGCGGTGTGTACCCGTACTGGATGCAGAGGCTCAAAGAGATATACCCAAACCCCCTGTACTCCCCTAAAATCGAGGTATGCCTGTCGGGGGACACCGAGGTGGACCTGCTGGATGGGACCACGAAGACCCTGGGGCAGATTTGTCAGGAATACGATGGTCGTGACTTTTGGGTTCTCGGTTTCAACATGAACACCAAGGAGTGGGAGCCTTGCAAGGCACACTCCCCTACGATTACAGGGTTTAGAGAAGTTTACAAGGTGACCCTGGACAATGGCAGGTGGTTCAAGGCCACAGGGGAGCATCCCGTGCTTGGGAAGGACAACCGTTGGTACCGTGTGGACAGCCTAGAGGTTGGGCAGTCCTTGATGCCGTACAACGTGACGCATGACGAGGCGGGGTATGCCTATGTGTGGAACAATCGTTCCCAGCGTCGTGAGAAGCGGAGCAGAGTCGTCCAGCGGTGGAAGAACCCTATACCGAGTAGCAGACATGTCCACCACAAGAACCAGGTAAAGACCGATGATAGGCCTTGCAATTTACTTTCCGTAGAGGGTAGTAATCATTTAAGGCTCCATCATAAGCTATGGCAGGACGGGCTTAGGGATCCTGCAAAGCGACCGTTGCAGGTGCAGAAGCTTGTGGAGCAAGCTAAGAACTACAACCACGCTATTGTTTCCATAGAGAAATTGCCCCCTGAACCTGTGTACAATTTCACTGTAGACCGACTTCACAACTACCCGCTGTCTTGCGGTGTTGTCAGCTCCAATTGCATAACTGGAGCTATAGGAATCGGGAAGAGTTCGATATCTATTATAGGGGTTCTTTACGACCTGTATCGCGTGACCTTGTTAAAGAATCCACATAAAAAGTACAAGCTTCTTCCAACAACCCCTATCGTAATAACCCTCATTACTGCCACCATGGATCTAGCTGGAGCCGTTCTCGCAGACCAGCTAATAGACGCTATAGGGCAATCCCCTTATTTTCGTTCTAAGCTGCTTCCAGGGAAGGGTGATCGTATAGACGAAGATATGTTCCCCCACCACATTGGAATAGCCTACGGCTCTCGTATGCGCCATTCTCTCGGTAAGGCTGTGATTGGTGCAATCATTGATGAAGCCAACTTTCAGAACGCCGTCGCCGACCAAGCTATTCAGAACTATAACTCTATCCGCCGTCGTATGTTTTCTCGATTTATGACGAAAGGTGGTGAGGTTCCCTGCCGTATGTGGGTGGTGTCCTCCAGAAATGAAAACACGTCGTTCCTAGAGTCTCACATTGACGCTGAGAGGGGAAATCCCAGAGTGGCTATATATGAGCCCGCTATCTGGGAAGTACAAGCCCACAAGGGCATCTATAGTGGTGAGACGTTCCCCGTGTTTATAGGCTCCGACGTTGAGCAGCCTAAGATTTTGACATCCGCTAAAGAAATGGATGACTACATGGGGCTTACTATACAAGTGCCCGTGGAGTATAGAAAAGACTTTGAGAATAATCTACCTGGAGCTCTGCAAGACTTAGCGGGCGTATCCACTAGAAACGGTGTGAACTTGATCTATAACGTAGAAGCTCTCGATAAAGCCTTGTGCTTGGATAACGCCATGACCACAGACGAGATCTTCCTAACGCTAACA